ACCCCAAAGGCGAGGTAAGCCAGCCACTACTCCCGAGGCTAGAGAGAATCAGCTGATTGCCAAAGCCGTTGACCTCGTCGAGAAGCAGTTGGAAGAGGGTACGGCCTCAGCTCAAGTCATCACACACTACTTGAAGCTGGGTTCTTCACGCGAAAAGCTCGAGCAAGCTAAGATCGCGCTCGAGAACGAGTTCCTTGAGGTCAAACGAGAGCACCTGGCTTCGGCTCAGCGTGTTGAAGAGCTGTATTCCGAAGCTCTGAACGCAATGCGAGCCTATGCAGGCCATGCTCCAGTGGAGGAAGACGATGAGTACGAGGATTAGGTGCTATTCAGAGCTGATGGACTACGACAGCTTTGAGGAGAGATTCAAGTACCTAAAACTCAACGGAGTCGTCAGTGATCCAACTTTTGGGTTCGAACGTTGGATCAACCAAGGTTTTTACACCTCAAGCCTCTGGCGTCAAGTCAGAGGACACGTTATAGCGCGTGACCTAGGGTGCGATCTCGGCATTCCTGGGTATGAAATTCACACTCAGATCCTTGTCCATCACATGAACCCTATGGGGGTCGACGACATTGTGGATGGCGATCCAGCCATTCTTGATCCTGAGTTCTTGATTACGACCACACAGCGCACACACAATGCCATTCACTATGGCGACGAACGGCACCTTCCCCGGTCTTTCGTCGAACGTAGACCGGGTGACACCAAATTGTGGTAATCGAATGAAGGAGAGAGATGGATCACGAGAAATTCGAGAAGGACATCAAGGCGAACCACGACAAAGCCGACGTGAAGGCCGCGCTCGCGCGCGAGACTTCCGACGGATCCGGGTTCGAGGACGAGTCCGAGCTGGATGAGTACGTGGAACTTCCCAGTGCCGAGGACCTGAGCGACGAGCAGCCGAAGGAGGAGCAGTGAGCGAGACGATCGCCTATGACAAGCCTGTCGCGGACTTCATCGACGAGCTCGACGCCACCGGCCACGTCACCCACAGGTCCTACCCCAAGAAGTCGGTCACGATTCACCACAACGGCGGTCGTCTGTCCCTCGAGGGCATCCTCAACGTCTGGAAGATCAGGCCGGCATCGGCTCACTTCCAGATCGATCGCTACGGCAACGTCGGTCAGTACGTCCGCGCCCTCGAATACGCCTGGGCCTGCGGCAACACGACCGGCAACATGGAGTCGATCTCCATCGAGCACGCCAACTCGACGCTGAGCCCCACCTGGGAGGTGCTGGACGTCACCTGGATGAGTGGCGCCCGCCTCGCCGGCTGGCTGTTCGCCAACGTGATCGAAGGTCGACCTCGTCCCAGCAAGTCCAACCTGCACTTCCACCACTACTGGAAGGCGACCGAGTGCGCCGGCCCGTACATGGACTCGATCTACAGCGAGATCCTGGCTGAGGCCCAGAAGTGGTACGAGTACTTCACCGGCGTTCCAGTAGTGGTGCCGAACCTGACGATCGCCACCAAGGCCATCGTCTACGCCTACGCCGGCAAGCCGATGCGAACCACGGATTCCTACTACGCCGATGCTCTCCAGGTCTTGGCGTGGGGGACTCGCCTTCCGCTGGAACCGGTCAAGATGGTTTCGAAGGAAGCCTGGATCTACAAGATGTCCAACTTCAAGTTCACCGAGGCCGGCGGTTTGTACACCGCTTGCTTGATGAACCTGATGGACTACTTCGGCATCGAAGAGGATCTGGCCAACCTGGTGACGCTGCTCCGCCGGATGAAGCCGTACGGCTACACCATCATCAGCTACGAAGGGGAAGCGCTCTAGCCCCTGATCGTCAAAATGGCAGTACCGAGGAGGTGAACCAACTGTGAGCGAAAGCATTCTCGATAGCACCAAGAAGAATCTAGGCATTGCGGCGGACGACACAACCTTCGATGCCGACATCATCATGCACATCAACTCGGCAATCTCAACCCTTACGCAGATAGGGGTTGGGGTGTCCACTGGATTCGCTATCGAGGACGACACAGCAGTCTGGAGTGACCTCCTCGGTACTGATCCACGCTTGAACGCTGCGAAGACGTTTGTCTACTTGAGCGTTCGACTGGTCTTCGATCCTCCGCAGTCTTCTTACGCGATCACTGCGATGAAGGAGCAGATCCAAGAGCACGTGTTCCGGCTCAACGTCTTCATGGAGGCGACGATCTGGACCGATCCCGATCCAGAAGACCCGGATCTGGAAGAAGAGGACATTCTCGACGGCGGATCCCCGTAAGGAGGAGCCATGACGTATCAGATTCAGCTTCGCCGTGGCACCGCCGCTCAATGGGTCGACGTCGATCCGGTTCTCGCACCTGGGGAACCGGGTGTCGAGGTGGATGCGAATCCTCCCCGGATCAAGATCGGCAACGGTTTTGACACTTGGAGCGAGCTTTCCTATGTCGGTGGATCCGGTGGGGGAGTTGGATCCGGTGGGTATGTCCACGACCAGTCGTCCGCTGCTGCAGTGTGGACGATTGACCATCTGCTCAACACGTTCCCGAATTTGGTGGTGATACTCACTGGGCAGACAGCACCGGTGATCACCGATGTCGAGTACACCAGCGCCAATCAAGTGGTGCTGTCTTTCCCATCACCCGAAACCGGTACGGTGTACCTGTCCTGAGAGGCGACACGAATGGCCATTCCGAAGTTCTTGAAAGGTCTGGACAACAACAACGCTCGCATCGTCAACCTTGCAGACCCGACCGCCGCAACCGATGCTGCCACCAAGCAGTATGTCGATAACACTGCGGCTGGTCTCGACTGGAAGGAGCGCGTACGCGCAGCTACCACTACCAACGGCGCGCTTGCGACCGCGTATGAGAACGGTGACGCGATCGACGGCGTTACGCTGGCCACTGGTGACCGCATCCTTCTGAAGGACCAGACCACCGGCTCAGAGAACGGCATCTACGTCGTCAACGCCTCGGGCGCGCCCACCCGCGCGAGTGATGCAAACACGAGTGCCGAAGTTGACTCCATGATCGTTGGGGTGGAGTCCGGTACCGTCAACGCGGACAAGATCTACCAGCTGACCACCGACAACCCAACCCTCGGTTCCACTTCACTGGTCTTCACGCAGTTCACCGGTGGTGGCACCGCATACACGGCCGGCTCCGGTCTGACGGAGTCTCCGGCCGGAACGTTCAATGTCGGTGCCGGCACTGGCATCTCGGTCAACGCCGATGACGTCCAGATCAACACCTCTGTAGTGGTCCGCAAATACGCGGCCGACTGCGTGGCGACGACCAACCCGCAGACCTTCACTCACGGCCTCGGCACAGCTGACGTCATCGTGGAGGTCAAGGAAGGCAACAACCCGGTATATCCGGACGTGGCCATCACCAGCACCGACATCACGGTGGACTGGGGTAGCGCTCCGACGGCTGGGCAGTACCGAGTGATTGCTCATGCCTGATGGCCGTACCCAAGTTCCCCAAGGGGTTGATTGGCAGCGTGGAAGTTTACACGTTNGCCATCACAGGTACCGTCGCGGTTGTCACTGGTAAATCGCGAATCTATCTCGAGGGTAGCTACGTCGTGGAGACTGTACGTGCGGCGGTCAACACGCAACCGACTGGTGCAGCGTTGATTGTGGACGTCAACAAGAACGGCACCACGATCTACACCACGCAGTCCGGTCGACCCTCGATCAGCGCAAGCTCCAACTCTGCAACGGGAAACTCACCGGACGTCACAACCTTTGCCAGCGGTGACTACATGCAGGTGGACGTTGACCAGGTCGGTTCGACTGTGGCCGGCGCAGATCTCACCGTGACAGTGCGGCTCCGTAGGACTGCCTGATGACGAAACTATATCTGACAGCAGCGAGTGCTGACGCCGCTGTCACCGCAGGATCGGGAACAAAGTGGAAGGCTGACTGGGCACCCGGCGCTTCCTCAACCCATCTGAACAAAAACACGGTGGCAGGCCCAACCGCTCCGTTGCAGATGACAGATGGCGCAACGCCGGGTACGGACGGCACAGTTGTTAGTTGGTACACCGAACCCCTTTGGGGTGTGACCATTGCTGGCGCGATCAACTGTCTGTTCTGGGATCGCGAAAACGCAACGAATAACAACGTTGCTCCGACGATGCGTATTGAACGTTGCTCCGCTGATGGCACGGTCCAATCTACGATTGTGTCAGAGACCACGTCGCATGGCGCGGCTGAGATGGGCCAAACGGCCGGCGGTGCTAGTGATGCACTAGTTGCCTCTGCGGCCAACGTCACAGACACGACTATTTTGGATGGCGAACGACTTCGCATCACCCTGTGGATTGATGATGCAGCGGGTCAAGGTGGCACTGGCTCGATGGCTTCTGGGGGTCGAGGAGAGTTCTGGGTCAACGGTCCAAATGGTGCAGCTGGTCAAGCGGAGTTGAGCTTCACTGAAATCGTGGCGCCGCAAGCCGGGCCTAAGATTGTGACAACGCCTGAGACGAGTTTCACGACAACCACGACACCGAAAGATCTGGTGGCGAGTGGAGCGCTAGCGGACGACTTGCTGGTTGCCCTGTTTGGTGGTGACAACTTTAGTGGCGCTGTGACGGCCGCGAGCGTAACGACCAACGCGGGAACCACATCTGCATGGACGGAAGTCCTGGAGGCGCTGGTTGGAAATGCCGACAGTCCTTGGAAGTCAAGCGCGTGGGCGGAAGTGACTGCTGACGGTGATGTCACTGCCAGATTGGCTCGCACACAAGGGACTCCGCAAGTGTGGGGTGGTTGGCTAGCGCACATTCGCGAGAATGGTGGAATCGGCAACACTGCTGAGTTGGTTGACAGCACAGCGGATAGCGTGAGTCTGACGGTTTCCGAGAATTCGATGGTGCTGGCCATTGGCATCGACTGGGATCATGTTGATCCGGTGACTGCGTTCACGCCGACCGGAGCACACGACATCGAACGAAACTCGGCGCTGACAGCGGTGAGTTGGTACGCCGGTCTGTGGGTCGGACAGCCTGCTGGTACCCGCAACTATGGAATTGCGTCCAACAGTTCGGCAAACTTCTCATTGACTGTGATCGAGATACTTGCTCCAGTTGCCGGAGGTCCGCCGGCGTTTGCCGCATGGGGCATACCCTTTTGATTGTTGCCCAAGTGAGAGGAGGTGTCAATGTACGCCGTCGTCGCCATCCCAAACCGAGACGACCCCGTATGGCAATACTCGAGTGAGAAGATACCTCATCTCACTCTTCTTTTCCTTGGCGATCCTGGTTGGACTCCTGCTCAGCTTTCTCATGTGACAGGATACGTGGAGCATTCTGCAACTTTGCTTCATCGTTTCAGTCTTGACGTGGATCGTCGTGGAGAACTCGGCCCAAAGAAGGCCGACGTGTTGTTCTTCGGCAAGGGATGGAATTCCAAGCAGATGTTGGACTTCCGCTCGAACCTCATGAAGGACACTGACATCTACGACGCCTTCCAGAAGGCGCCTCAATTCGATGGTTGGGTTCCGCACTTGACAATGGGGTTCCCCGAATCCCCAGCCAAGCCTGACAAGCGGGACTATCCAGGCATCACATGGGTTCGATTCGACCAGATCGCTCTTTGGACTGGCGATTTCGAGGGCCCAACCTTCGATCTTCAGACCGACGACACTTTCATGGAGGATGTGGCCATGTCGGACAACAATTTCGCGGCCGACATCCTCGAGCACTACGGGGTCAAGGGCATGAAGTGGGGGCAGCGGAAGAAGCGTCAGACTTCCCCCGATTCGGCCGATACCACGCGCGTGAGCGCGCTCAAGAGCGGCGTCAAGACCCAGAAGACGACCCGGCATCTCTCCAACGCAGAGTTGCAAGACGCCATTCAGCGAATGCGACTCGAGCAGGAGTTCTCTCGGCTCTCCAACGGAATCGAGAAGACCCGGGTGCAGAAGGGGAAGGCGTTCCTCGCCAAGGTGCTCGGTGACGCCGGCAAGCAGACTGTCTCTGAGGTCGCCAAGACTCAGGTCAAGAGCACCGTCGAAGCAGGAATCAAGAAAGCCGCGGCGTAACACGCGCCAAGACCCTTCCAAGGAGCAGATCAATGGTCGACACCTCGCAGCTGAGGACCACGCAGGCCGCCCTCGAGGCGGAAATCGCAACCGGCGACTGGGCGAGCAAGCCTGCCATCGCCGCCTCCACCGTCGCGGTGGAGAACACGTCCGGCGACACCATGTGGGTCGAGGTCGCCGGCGGCACCGTCACCGTCGTCAAGGTCGACGGCGTCACCATCGGCGCACGTACTTCGGGCATGTTCCTCGTCCGGCCGGGTAGCACGATCGCGATCACCTACTCGGTCGCGCCGACCTGGCAGTGGTTCCGCGTCGCGTAGCAAGATGAAGGGAGGTTAGCGATGGGACTATCGAATACTGCGACACCGATTTACTACGGTCGGTTTCGTGAAGCGGTAATGCGCGGCGATATTCCCGTGAACCGGGAGATCTCGCTGGAGATGAACCGCATCGACGCACTCATCGCTAACCCCAAATTCTTCTACGACACCAATGCCATCAACGGTTTCATTCTGTACTGTGAGAATGAGCTGACATTGACTGATGGCAGCGACATGCACCTGCTCGACTCGTTCAAACTGTGGGCCGAGCAGGTGTTTGGGTGGTACTACTTCGTTGAACGAAGTGTGTATGTGCCATATAAGGATGGTCATGGTGGACGGTACGTCACTAAGACGATAAAGAAGCGTCTTACGACCAAACAATATTTGATCGTGGCTAGAGGCGCGGCTAAGTCAATGTATGCCGAGTGCATTCAAGCTTATTTCTTGAATGTCGACACCTCTACCACGCATCAGATCACCACTGCGCCGACGATGAAGCAGGCTGACGAGGTTATGTCGCCTTTCCGTACTGCTATCACACGCGCGCGTGGGCCTCTGTTTAAGTTCTTAACAGAGGGATCTCTTCAGAACACGACTGGTTCTCGAGCTCTTCGCCAGAAATTGGTATCCACAAAGAAGGGAATCGAGAACTTCCTCACAGGTTCGCTCCTCGAAATTCGCCCCATGGCCATTAACAAGCTACAGGGCCTACGAACAAAGGTCGCTACGGTTGACGAGTGGCTGTCGGGTGATCTTCGTGAGGATGTTATCGGCGCAATTGAGCAGGGTGCGTCGAAACTCGATGATTACCTGATCGTTGCCATCAGTTCCGAGGGTACGGTGCGGAATGGATCCGGCGACACGATCAAACTCGAACTCGCAGACATTTTGAAGGGCGAGTTCGTTGCTCCACATATCTCTATCTGGCATTACAAGCTGGATGAGATCGATGAGGTCGCTAATCCAGAGATGTGGTTGAAGGCGAACCCGAATCTCGGATTGACGGTTACGTACGAGACCTATCAGCTCGATGTGGAGCGTGCCGAGAAGGCACCAGCGGCTAGGAACGATATTCTGGCCAAGAGATTTGGGATTCCGATGGAGGGGTACACTTACTTCTTCACNTACGAGGANACTCTNGTCCATCANCCNCANAATTTCTGGCAGATGACTTGTTCTATGGGCGCAGACCTTTCGATGGGCGACGATTTCTGTGCGTTCACCTTCTTATTCCCTCTCCCAAGAGAGAAATTTGGTGTCAAAACACGTAGCTACATCACGGAATTGACACTAATGAAGTTGCCGGCTGCATTGCGATTGAAGTATGAGGAGTTTATCGAGGAGGGAAGCCTCTTTGTTCTCCCCGGCAACGTTCTCGACATGATGGAGGTATACGAGGATCTAGAGCGTCATATCATGGACAATCAGTATGACATTCGGTCTTTCGGATACGATCCATACAACGCTAGAGAGTTCGTACAGCGTTGGGAGCAAGAGAATGGACCGTACGCAATCGAGAAAGTCATCCAAGGGGCTCGAACAGAGTCGGTTCCTCT